ACAAAATGAGGCTACTCCGCACCATCGGTTTTGTCCTGCGGTTCGCTTGGCGCGACTGCTGTTCGCTGCCTGAGAATCGCGTGGGCCTGTCGCGATGGCGCTGCTGGCGTCTGTATCACCTGCCACTGTTGGCGGCGTTGTCTATCGGCTGGTCACTGTCAACCCCCAAAGGAGCATAGTGTGAGCGAGACCAAGTACACATTTAACCCCGCCTGCAAGCCGATCATCCGCGACTGGCTCAATGACGAGACGACGCCGCTTAAGTTTGAGGCGGGGTTGTGGATCGCCGAGCTTGAGGCCGATCTCGCCGCCGAGCGTGCGGCAAAAGAGAAAGCGGAGGCGGCGGCGGCAACGTTGAGAGATGCATTGAAGTGGTTTTCTGACCACGCATTCGCGCAAGAAGACGTGCGCCAAGAGTATATCGGTGAGACGGTTGGTTGGTTACTCGCACAACCCAACCCCGGCCAGGCCATCCTCGACCGACTACAGAAGGCAGAGGCGGCGGTGGACAAGCTGCCCAAGACGGCGGATGGAGTGCCGGTAGTGCCCGGTAGAGACGTGGTCGTGCATGGTACGCCCCCGCTTGACGTTTGGTGTACGGTGAATCAGGCCGGAAGCGAATATGTTGCGGCAGATGCCAATGGAACTGACGTGGCAAAGATTGGCGAGTGTTACTCCACCCGCGAAGCCGCCGAAGCCGCCCTCGCCCAGCAGTCGAAGTAACGGATTTCACACGGAAGGAGCCGAGTAATGGCACACGATCTACCCGCCCGCGCGGAGCGAATGGCACGAGAGGAAGCGGCAAGGCAGGACAAGCCGCGCCCAATCATCGCCGGTGACGTGCTGAGCACGAGCCAGGAACGGCGGTTGCGACTCCAGGCGACGCAGGCCGACAATCTGCCGCGAGAGTGGGGGGGCGTGCGATACGACCACGCCACGGACCCCGTGCCGCCGGAAGTCTACGACGACGCCATGCCCCCCGCAGGCTGGGCGCGGATGGACGGCAACGCCATCATCCTGACGCTGCCGCTTCCGCCTTCGGTCAACCACTACTACCGGCGCGGCAAAGGCGGCAAGGTCTACATCGGCGCGGAGGGCGTGCGGTTTCGGCAGGTGGTGGCCTACGCCTGCATTCAAGCTCGCGTCAAGCCCATTGGTGGCAAGCTGAAGGTGGCGGGCGTGTTCTACTGCGGCGACCATCGGAGACACGACCTGGATAACTTCGGCAAGTGCCTGCTGGACGCCCTCCAGCACGGCGGTTGCTATGGTGACGATTTCGACATTGACGACCAGCACTGGGTTCGCGGCGAGATACTGCCCATTGGCAAGTGCGTTGTGCGGGTCGAGGCCGCCACGATCAAGGCGGCAATGGGAATATACCATACCCCCGATGAGATACTGAACGTAATCAACCCGCCATACGATCTGCGGACGAAAGGAACCAAATGAGCAACACCGACAAATGCCCGATCTGTGAACGCGGAGTACAGGACTGCAACTGTCCGAAGGCCGCCTATTGGGCGCGTATCGGCCAGCTTGAGAAGAACGCCTTGGCCTTGGCTGAAAGCTTTGCGCTTGTTCATAAGGAAGCCGACGCCGAGCTTGGCCGCTGGCAGAACGAGATTGCCCGCGTAGTCACCGAACTCTGCGGCGTCCATGTGGACGGAAGCGGAACCGACAGCGGTGATCCGCTTGACCTGACGCTGAACGAGATTCGGGAGGGGTTCCATGTCGAGCAGGAATCTGCGGACCACCTGGGGGCCGTGCTGCTGAAATACACCTGCGCCTTTGACCGAATGTATCCGATGGACGAGGGGCTTGTCACGCAGTTCATCAAAGAGGCGCGAGAGGCACTGGACGGGGACGACGAGCGTGAAGAATCCGAATCGGCTCACCTTGCCGCCAGCCTGACGCACGGCGCAACGGACGCTTGTGTTTGGGGCGACGCCTATTGCGAGAGTTGCCGAGAGCAAGACTCCTGCCGCGAAGAGGACAGGCAAGACGAGATTCGCGCCAAGCACGATGAGCAGAACTTTCAATGCGAGGAAGGAGATACGGCATTGTGAACACGAAAGATCGCCACAACATGATGCGCATGGCAATCATTTTGCGAAAGCTAGCCAGCCTTGCCCCGATGAATCCGGCCGATATTCAGAGAACGGCAAATGCGGCAAGGGCTTCGATCATTGTTGGACTATCCCTGGCGGGTGTTGCAAGCTCTATGCAGTATGCAGAAGGGCAAGCGGCCGTTGCCGAGGGATTGGAACAGGCCGAGACGTTGATTGAAGTATATCGAACGCTGGATACCTCAAAGAAGGATAGGCCATGACCAACAGAGACAAGCGTGTATCAGCGGCGATTGGCGAGCTTCGCCGAACGGCGGGCGTGATAGTGGGTGAGTGCAGCAATCCTGTTGGTATACGGCCACAAGCCCCGTCCAAAGAAACGCTCAATGATTTGATTCGGGCGTTGAACTTGATGGCTATTGCAGAGCGAGTCTACTACAGCCCAGGAGATGACAAATGACCAAACTAGAAGAACTGTACCTGTACGAATGCCGCAAGACCTTCGATCCGGGCATACCGCCAGGACTGCGTGCGGTTGCCGAGATTCGCGGACACGCGATCCTGGACACCCTGACTGCTGTCTACAACGACGGCGGAACAATGGCCGGGCAACTGGGCTTGTTTGCCGACAGTGTGATGATGGACGAGCATGGCCAGGACGTGCCGATGTGCTGCGGAATGAAGGCATTACCATGATTATCGCCGCCCGCCGTGTGCAGCACAGCCAGAAGCAACGCTTCTGCGAGGTGTGCAATAACCCGATTCCCGGCCAGCACGTCGCCGCCTTCGGATGTGCCGAGCGATATGACAAGCCTTACTGGGTTCGATTGTGCGCAGGGTGCGCCAACAACAGTAAGGACGTTACTAACCGCCTTAACCAAGGAGACAAGCCATGACGAAAGTAAGCAAAGAGTTTTCAAGCGAAGAACTGATGTGCGTAGTCTACGGCGACCAGCCTGGTTGGTCAGAACTGCGTGGAGAACGCAAGATTCTGGATCAGGGGCGTTGGGTGACGCTCTGGTGCAGCATTTTCAAGCACGAAGCATCGGGCCGGCATTACGAAATCGGATGGGAGCGCGCATCCACGGAACAGCAGGAAGGTAGCGAAAGCAACGACCCCACCTGCATTGAAGTTGAATTGAAAGAGGTTCTCGTCAAACAGTGGGTTCCAGTGAGCGAGGCTTAACATGGGACACACTTGCCCTAACTGTGGCCAGATGTGCTACTGCTCTGGCGACATAGACGACATCGACTTCGGCGAGTGGGATGGCTGCAAGTGCGACTGTCAGGATGAGGCCAACGATGACGAGCCGTGGTATGACGACGAGACCGACTAACCCCCAGCCCGCGAGATGAACATGGAACCTCAATGGCTCAATTTGGGCAAGAACCCAGCTCCCGCGAGCATTCTGTCTGCGGCGACCGCCCTGATTCAGTCGCCGGCCCCGGACGATGATGGCGACAACATGATCTGCCCGCACTGCCACGAGATCGTGAACCTCCACGACTGCGACTCGATAGGCGCGTACGACGCTTGCGTGTTCTGCGCGAACTGCACAATGGAATTCCAGACATAGGAGAAACCAATGAACGCATGGATTGAGACGTACACCGGACGACAATTCTACTACATCAAACCAAGGCCCGACGACGTGTGCCTGGAGGACGTGGCCTACGCCCTGTCCAACATCTGCCGCTACACCGGGCATTCCAGCATCTTCTACTCAGTAGCCGAGCATTCATGCCTATGCGCTGACGAGGCAGAGACGCGCGGCTATCCCGATAGTGTGGCTCTGGCCTGCCTGTTGCACGATTCGGCAGAGGCGTATGTCGGCGATGTGAACAGCCCTCTAAAATCACTTCTGCACGGATTCAAAGACATTAAACGCGCGGCGCATAACGCCTGTGCGGCCGCCCTCATGCCGGGAATCGTCATATCGCCGGAGCAGCGGCTGATCGTCAAGGACATTGACATTCAAATGCTGCGATACGAGGCCACAGTGTTAATGCCGTCCAAGGGCTATACCTGGAACTGGCCCGACAACGCGGCCGACATTGTGTCGGTTGGAATCATGCGGCTCACACCGGAGCAAGCTCGTGGATACTTTATCGCCAAATATGAACAACTCCTTGGACGTTGTGGAGCATCGACAGTGGCTCAACAGCCTGACGCTGGCCGAGCGACGAGGATATGACCGAGCGTTTGGCGAGGCGTGGTTTGAAGGCAAAGATGCCGACCTGTGCCGAATTACGGCAAGGCGACAGATAGAAAAGGAGCAGTAATGAGCGACAAATGCAAATCATGCGGCAAACCCTTCACAGCCCACCTGGGCCTCGAAGGGACGTGCAGGGAGTTGATAGAGGCGAAGGCCATCTTGGACAAGCTGCCCGTGACCAAAGACGGCGTTCGCGTGGTTCCGTTTACACCTTTATATGGACGGTCCAAGAACTCCCGCGGCATTCGCCAGTTCCAATATTGGCCCGATTTAACCCATGTGGCGTTTGATTGGAACGAGTACGGCCCCGACGTGGTTATAGACGTGTCGGCCGCCTACTCATCTTTCGCCGCCGCCCAGGCGAAGGGGAAGTGATGGACATTGACCCAAGGCTGATCGTGCGAGTATTCCCGCGCCGAACCGCCGCGACCCCGGACGATGGCAACGCCTTTGTCGGCGACCCGCCGTTTGAAGTGCCGCGCGGGCTGGAGGTACATGTTTCCTGCTGCTTCACATGGGATCGGCCCGAAGCGGAACGGCTGGCTATCGCGTGGGCGCGGACGGACGTATCGGTCAAGATCGGCGGCCCGGCCTACGGCGACCCCGGCGGCGAGTTTGTGCCGGGAAAATATCTCAAGCCGGGATACGTCATCACATCTCGCGGCTGCCCCAACAACTGCGGTTTCTGCATGGTGCCAGAGCGAGAGGGCAAGTTTAGGCCCATCCCAATTCGTGACGGCTACGACGTGCTAGACAACAATCTTCTGGCGGACAAGGAACACGCCAAGAAAGTTATCGCCATGTTGCGGGCGCAGAAACATCCAGCCCGATTCTCCGGGGGCCTGCAACCCGCCCGACTGCTGGACGGATGGTTCTTGAGTGAACTGGCGAACACGAGATTTGAAGTGGCGTTTCTGGCCTACGACTTGCCGCAACACAAGAACACAGTCGAGCGAGCGGCGGGGCTGATTCGGGAGATATTCAAGCATCGTTCAGAGTCATGGATTCGGCACAAGTTCGGCGTGTACGTCCTGTGCCGCTATCTACCCAACGACACTGTTGAAAAGGCCGAGGGTCGCTGCGGATGGGTTCGGGGGCTTGGCATCACCCCGTTCCCGATGATATGGCGGCCCGATATGACCTCCAATCTGGAAGATGTGACGTACTGGAAGCGGTGTCTATGGAAATGGCTACGCGCGGCCGCACAGAATGCCAAGCCAGAAGCTGAAGGCAAACTCTTTGCGAAGGGCAACCCATGCCCCGCCTGACGCCAGCGCAATACGACGTGCTGCGATGGTGTGTAGCCGAGGCCGCGAGACAGAACCGGGCCGAAGTCGCAACTGACAAAGAGACTGAGACCGTAGCTGAACCATTCGAGACGAGTGAGACGGAGTCGAAATGAACGAGCCGATAGTCATGGATGACGCACTCAAGCAGTTTCCGCACTGGCAATCGGACGATGGAACAATCCTGCTGATCTGCGGCGATTGCCTCACCGTGTTGCCGATGCTGGCGGCGGGGAGCGTGGACGCCGTGGTGACGGACCCGCCGTATGGGGTCGGTTTCAAATATGACACACACGACGATGACCGTGCCGGATATGAGGCTTGGTGCCGCGATTGGTTCGCCAGCATAGAACGGATTGGTTGCCCGATTTTGATGGCTTGTGGTGCTGTCAATGTTGCAATGTGGGCACGCATTAAACCGTTTAATTGGCAAGTGGCTTGGCTGAAACCCGCCGCTATGGGCCGTTCGCCTGTCGGTTTTTGCAATTGGGAGCCGATGCTGCTTTGGGGAAGCGGAACCGGAAACAGCGTAGATGTTTTTACGGCTCAAATTATTCCAGACGCTTCGCTTGATGGGCACCCTTGCCCGAAACCGTTGAGATGGGGAACAGAATCGGTTGCAAGGGTGTCGCTCGAAGGCGACACCATCCTCGACCCATTCATGGGCAGTGGCACAACCGGCGTTGCCTGCATCCGAACGGGGCGTAAGTTCATCGGCATCGAGATTTCACCGGAATACTTCGAGATCGCGCGGGAGCGGATTCAGACGGAACTCGACGCCCGCGACGGACGCGGGCAACTGTTCAAGAGAAAGCTGATATGAAGCCCCGCAGACGCAATAGCCTCCCGGTGTGCGTCAAGGCCGCAAAGACGACGAGACCAGAATTGGAGGAACTCAAGCCATGAGGACATGCAAACTATGCGGAAAGCCTTTGACGCGAAGCCGAACCGGATACTGCTGCACGCCACATCGGTACAAGGGTGACGCCCGATACCGCCGTAAGTGCCAGCGCGCGCGCATGGCCTACTACGCCAGTCACCGCAAGCAGGAGAGCGACCACAATAAGGAACGATACTACTGCAAGAAAGAGGGCAAGCCCGTTCCGCGTCGCGTCCGCAAGTCAAAGGTCAACGTCTACTCAAGCATCACGCCTTGGTGGAAGTGAGACGAGTCATGGTTAAAAGACCTATACCGTTGCTGGAAGTGCTGCCCGCCAACCTCGACACTCCTGATTTCCGTAAGGCGTGGGATGATTGGAAGCTCTACCAGCGCCAGAGCCACAAGAAGATCGGACCCATGACGGCGGCGCGGCAACTGGAGAAGTTGTCTCGTGCCGGCCCGGTTGTCGCAATCGCCATGATTGAGCAGTCGATCACGATGAACTGGACTGGATTGTTTGAGGTCAAGAATGGAACGAATCAGCAAAATACTGCCGGGGCTGGGCAAGTCGCAAAGCCAGCCTGGACGCCCAATGTCACAGCGGCCCGCGTTGACGCCTGAGCAAGAGCGTGCGGTGGAAATGCTAGACATTCCGCCACAGTACCGCAAGTGGACCTTGGACGACTACTCCCAGGCCGTGCGGTTGGCTCTGGCACCGTTCCTGGCCGGGTATCGCTGGTCGGCATTCCTGTGCGGGGGCGTCGGGACACGCAAGACGAGCCTGGCGGCCGCCATGCTGCGGAGATGGCGCGTGTCAGGCAAGCCATCGGGCGGCGCTCCGTATGGCGAATTTGTACAACCGAGCCGATTCACATCACTTGCCCGCGACATGGACAATGGCCGCGTAGCCTTGGCGTCGTGGCGCAAGGCGTCAATCCTCGTGCTGGACGACGTGAGCGCCTACCGTAACACGCCGCATATCGTCGAGACGCTACTCCTGCTGCTTTCGGCCCGATACGACGATGTTCGTCCTACCATAATCACGTCCAACTTGCGATTGCCCGAACTGGCGACGCACCTGGACCCGCGAATCGCCAGCAGACTACAGGATGGTGTGTGTGTAGACCTGGGCGACGTGGATACGCGGGGTAAGGCATAATGACCACACCACGAAAACCAAAGTGTGAACTTAAATCCAGCGCCACGCATCGCCATCCTGACGAGGATCGCGAGATTCAGCGGCGTGTGGGGGTCTACAGAGTGCAGGTAATGATCTGGCGGCGAATTGTTCGCTGGGAACCCAAGAAAGGATGATCGTGAAATACCTAATGGCAATCTTGTGTCGATTGGGCCTGCACCCGTGGATAGTCAGCAACGGCGGGCTGTCTCGCTGGTGCCCCTGGTGCGAGGCGCGGCAAATTCGATTCATGCGATTTGGTCAACTGTCGGATTGGAGAACGCTATGACAACCGCTCCTGAACTGGACTATCAATACGAGCTGCTGGAGCTGCCGCCCCGAAAACCGAGAGTGTTAATCATCGGGCCGTCGGGCGGGGGGAAGACCACGGCGGGAGAAATGCTGTGCAAGGCGATGAGAACGCACGGCCCGGCCGACACTAGTACCATACTGATGCTGGAATTCGCAGAGGATGAGGTTGAGCCTCTTCGAGGGGTGCTAAGCCCCAGCGTACTAGACACCGTGCGAACGGCAATCCATAGGTTCCTGCGCGACCACAAGGCCAGCCTTCGCAAAGAACTATTTGACTTCGGCAACAGAAAGAAGGCGGACAACCCGGCCTACTACGCACGTTCCGCCGTCGGGATGTGTGACGTTGTTACCGGCGTTCGCACCAAGGCTGAACTTGCGGCGGCGCGGCCCCTGTTTGACCGCGTAATCTGGGTGCAGCGGGCGGGCTTCGAGCGGGGCGAAACCGACGAGATCGAGGCTACTGACGCGGACGAGCAATTCATCGGCCTGTCTCTTGTGGAGATGCAGGTCGCGATGGAGCAACTGGCACAAAGGCTACGCGGTGAGAGGGGTAACAATGAACAAGCGAATTGAGTTACTTGGCGGGCTAGCAACGCTTGTTGCCATTGCGGGCGTCATCCTGAACAACTGCCAGCTTTGGCCCTGCTTCCTGCTCTGGTTCGTCAGCAACGGCCTGACGCTCTGGATTCATTACCAGGCGCGTATCTGGTCCCTGGTGGCGCGTGATGCCATATTCCTTGTGTTAGCTATTGTTGGATTGATCCAATGGACGGCCTAGTCATGCCTACATTGAACCCCAAACAGACCAGACTGATGCACCAACTCCTGCGCGTAGCGGAGTGGCATAACCAAGCGGAAATCCCGACGCCAGAGCAAGAAACGGAATTAGTAGAACTCCCGTTCGGCGAGGGCGAGGAACACGACGACGACACGGAACCATAGTAACCAACCCTGAAAGGAAAAGACTCATGGACGAGCAGCAGGAAGTAACGGATTTGACGGTACATGACGAGCGCAAAACCTACCGTGTGCGGACCATCTGCACGAACTGCGGAACGCGGGCGGCGATGTTGTTCCCGCTGGGCGTTCCGGTCGCTTTAGCCATCTGCCCGACATGCAAGTGTGTGACCATCAAACCCATCATCAACTAAGGAAAGGATTCCGAATGAACAAGCACGTAGACAACCTGATTGTTGTGAGCGACCTGCACTGCGGCTGCAAGATGGGCCTGTGCCCTGACCACCCCGTACAACTGGACGACGGCGGAACCTACCAGCCCTCGCGCGTGCAGCGCACGATGTGGGCGTGGTGGCAAGAGTTTTGGCATGATTGGGTGCCCGAAGTCTGCCACGGCCAGCCCTACGCCGTGCTGGTCAATGGTGACGCGCTCGATGGTGTTCACCACGGCGCGGTAACGCAGGTGTCAAACAACTTGGCCGACCAGCAGGCGATTGCCGAACTGTGCCTGCGGCCCGTCCGCGACCGTTGCCAGGGGCGGTTCTACATGATTCGCGGAACCGAGGCCCACGTAGGCCCCAGCGGACAGCAGGAGGAGGCGTTAGCGCGATCGCTTGATGCGGTCAAGGACTCAGAAGGTCGGCGGGCGCGCTATGAGGCGTGGATTCGCGTCGGCAGCGGCCTCGTTCACTGTTTGCACCACATTGGCACGACCGGCTCGATGCACTACGAGAGTACGGCCGTCACCAAGGAACTAACGGAATCCTATGCCGAAGCCGGCCGCTGGCGAAACCGCCCGCCCGATGTCGTGGTGCGCTCGCACCGCCACCGCAATATCGAGGTCCGCGTGCCTACGTCGCTGGGCTACGGCATCAGCTTCACTACGGCGGCCTGGCAGCTCAAAACGCCCTTCGCGTTCCGCATTCCCGGTGGCCGGCTGACTACCCCGCAGATCGGCGGAAGCGCCATCATCCAGGGCGACCACGACCTGTACACGCGGCACCGGGTCTGGTCTATCGGCCGCACCAAGGAGGTTGTACTGTGAAGAAGGCCAAGATTACGCGCGACGAGTGGATGGAGGAGCTAGACAGGATTTCGCAACGTCCCAGCGATCCGGGCAAGACACAATCCGAACTGGCTTCACAATGGGGCGTATCACATCGGATTGCGCAGGTTCGTATCGCCAAGTTGAATAGTGCTGGCAGCCTGATTACGGGCAAGCGGTACGCAAAAGACGCACGGGGACACTGGATAGCATTCGTTGTCTACCGGCTCAAGGGCAGGAAGGGGGCTACAAATGCCTAAAACCCTATTCCCCGCCATCACGCCGCCCGTTCACGTCCTGGCATGCAGGGCTAACACCACGATCAGCCTTACCAGCGACACCAGGACATGCTCGGTAACCCATCAATCCGTGCCCGCCAACCTGATTTTGACGATCCGGCAGGGCAAGGGCGAGAAACGGCGGTACTACTCGACGTGGCAGCAACTCGTCCGCCTGGGGCCGCGCACGTTGGCTGAGTTCATCCCCGACGCGGGCGCGGTCACGGCAGCGATAGCGGCTATGGAACACCTGCGGCTGCAGTACCGACAGTTTGACCTCTAACCGCCCAAATGGGCAAGGAAATTGAAAATGAAGACAGCAGCGTGGATTCTAGCGGTGGTCCTGTTTGTGCTCACTGTCGTTATGATTCGGGGCCGCATCGTGGCGGATTGGGAGTATGAGAGCACCATTTCTGCACCGTGGCTGTTGGCCGATAAGGCATCGACCATACCCCAGAAGACAAAGTACATCGACCAGTTTGTTGCGAATTTGGAGGGCTTGCATCTTAATGACGAACACAGCGCCATTTTCTTGACGACGCCCAATAACTCGTTCGGGGAAAATCTGGCGCAGCTCAAAACGCTCCGGGTGCGGCTGCACGAGATAGAGAAGATGGACGTTACCAGCTTCCAGTACCAGACGGCCATGCAGCAGATCACGGCCCAAGAGCAGGGCGAGGCCAAGAACATGCTGTCTGTCTTTGAGGGCACCTGGATCAAGGCGCATTTCTGGTATGTGTGGAATTGGATTGGTGGCGTGATTGTGGTACTGCTGAGTCTCGCCGCGTCGGCCGATGTCGGGCTATTTATTGCAGCCTACGAGGCGTGGTACTAGTCTTGAGCGCCCTCCACACTGACGCCTCGGACCACGCCGAACCCCGTGGCGTGGTCTTGTTTTGCGCGTTCATCTCTGCGGCTATCCGCGCGTAGGTAGCGCCGCCCTCGCGCAGCGCCCGCATCGCGGGCAGCGTGTCCACTAGAAGCGACAAACTTCGCTCGTGGCGGTGCTCTGCGGCAGTGGCGCGGCCCTTTGCGGCAGCGATCTTCCACGCCTCTCGCTGTTGTGGCGTCCAAAATCCCTCCCGCTGACTGCCGAGCTTGACGCCGCGAGCCTTGGCCGCGCCAAGTGCCAGCTTGGTATTCAGGCTGATTCGGTCGGCCTCGTATTCCGCGACCAGGGCCATGATCCCGATCATAAACTTGTTGGCTTCCGGCATGTCGGCGGCTTTGAACTCAACGCCAGATTCGCGGATGGACACCAGGAACGCGAGATTGCGCAGGAGCCTATCTAATCGCGCCACGATCAGGGTTGCCCCCGCCCGCTTACAGTGGGCCAGGGCCTTGAGCAGCTCTGGCCGGTCGCACCGCTTGCCAGATTCGACCTCGACGTAATCCGCTATGACGCCACCGTTGGCGTTGGTGTAGGTTGCTACGGCGACACGTTGCGCCTCTAAACCTAGACCACTCCGGCCCTGACGATCTGTACTTACGCGGTAGTATGCAATTAGCTGCATGGCTACCCTTCCTTCATCGGTTCCACGGGCGGCAGCATCACGGGCGCGGGTTCGGCCTTGGGCGCTTCGGGTTCCGGCTCCGGCGGATTGGTGATCTCCCACTGCCGCAGGCCGATCTCGATGATGTACTGCGCAGCGTTAGACAGGCCACGGCGCTCGACCTTGGCCACGCGCACGAGACGCGCCTTCACGGAGCGCAGCGCAGACACGTTCAAGGGCACAAACGGATCATCGGTGTTTCGGTATCGGGGCATCGTTCAGCTTCCTTTCGGGTTCGGGGTTGTGTTGGTCGTCTCTGCCGTCGTCTTTACTAGAGCGGCGCGGGCCTGCTCCAGCCATTTCGCATCGGGCGATCCGGCGTCGGGGGTGTCGCCAGCGAATGCGGGGTTGTCTAGTTTGTCCACGATCCACCGCAGCGCCGCTACGAGTTCGTCGTGGGCGTTGTCCGGGGCGCGACGGTTCCAGGTCTCCAGGGCCGTCTTGCGAGTAGAGCCTGTAACCTGTGGGGCCGCATTACACTCATCGTTGTCGCACATAACCATTCGCTTCTGCGGACCGCCACCATGCCAAGGCTCGATGAACGGCTGATGTCCGCAGAACGGACACGGCTTGGCATCTTCCTTCGACAATCGCACTGGTTCGTTGCTCACGTCATTCTCCTGCGCCCTCGCGGGCGGTTAATGGTTCTTTGCTGCATCAATCAGCGCCAACAGGTCATCGCGCCGCTGTAGTAATTCCCAGTTCCAGCACCGGCCGGAACAGTTCCGAAATATCTCGTCCGTGATCTTGCGGGCAACGGCTCGCAGTTCGGCTTGGTAGGCTTCCAGTAGCGTCATAGCCCACCGTCCACGTCCATCAAATCCAGCTCTAGCGCCGCCAGTCCGCACTCGGTCTGCTTGCGTCGGTCGCCGCGCTCGCCAGCACGTCGCGCCTCGCGGCGTAGCAGGTCGCTCATCGCGCGCCGCTGGTCGCGGATCAGCCGCTCGATAGCCTCGATCATGCTGGAGGTAGCGTATCCGCAGTTGACGAGTGGGATGTTTTCATTTACACTGACCATGTTCGCAAGCTCCTTTCCTTTTGCCGGTTCCCCGGCTATTTGGTGGCCTTGGAAATTGCGGCGCGGGCGGCGTCAATACGGTTCTTCCGCAGAGCGTTAAACTCCTCATGCGACAAGCCCGTCTTCGTTCCGTCATTACCACGACCATCGCCGTACACCATCGCCGGGCCTTCCGACTGCGCAAGCAACCCCTCCAGCGCCGCCAACAGGTCAGGGGCGGCTTTCAGCAGATTAGCAACGGCCCTGGGATTGTAACCAGACTCGCCGTAAATCATCGCCACAGCATGACCGCCCATGTACTCCTCGCCGGTGTCTGGCCACAGGTACAGGTCGCCCTTGTCGTTGGTGCCACCTTCCAGCTTGAGTTTGCAGTCAAGCGCGCGGGCATGTTCCCTGTTCGCCTGATCTGTAACGGCGCGTCGTTCCTTGTTTGTCATGTTCATCCTTTTGCGGCGTTGCCGCGTTTGAGTTACTTGGTTCCTTGGGCCTTGGCGAGGGCAGCGCGGATCGCCTTGGTATAACCAACCACAAAGGCCACGCTGGCGTCCGTGGTGTTTTGTACCTGCATGTGCGCCCGGATAATGCGCCGGCAGTTCGCGCGTAGCTCTGTCAATATCACAGTCATTCTCTTTCGGTGTTTGATTTCGGAACTACTCTTTTTCAACATCCTTCAATGGGACACAAACATAATCCCCATCATCACAGAAGATCCGGACCAGTTTCCCGAGCTTGGGATGATCTTCCATCAAATGGGCTTTACCGGCATACTTATTTTTGCCGGAGAAAAAGAATACCCTGTCTTTGGCTTTGATGGTTTTCATACGGCTACCTTTCAGTGTTTGGTTTCGGGACTACTTCTTTTTGCCGAAAAACATTCGCAATCGGTGCGGCCTGGGCGACGGTCAGGGGATTGTGGTTGGCGCGGGTCATCGCTCGTGCCCTGTCTCGATCTGCCGGACTCGACCTGTGCCGTCCGTCCACACAACGACGCCGTTAGGCAGGCGCAGCGTGTACCCTGCCGCTCCATCCGCCGGATGATCACAGGCGGCGATAGGCGTCCCGCCGCCAGGGCGATATATAGCCAGGGCGTCGGCCTGCAGCGCGGTCCGGTAGAGGACTCTAGACATGCCAGTTGCGGCTCTCTGCTCTGTCGTCATGATCCTGTACTCCTGTTTGGGCCGGCCAATTGCCGGCCATCCTGCGCCACCACGGCACGGGCCGCGTACCGCCGTGGGCACGGTACGCAGCCGGGGTCGAGAGGGCTACTTGACGCGACCGATGTAGTAACCAAGCCCGGTAGGCGCGTCGGGCTGGCCGCAGGTGTCAGACGGTAAGTCGCTGGCTAGCTCGCCGACCGTATCCACGAGTCGCCAGAGCGCAGCCGGGGCCTCTGACGCTGTGTCCAGCATCCGCGCGGCGTCCCGTAGCATCGTCTGTATCCGTTTGAGTTGCATCTGTGCCATTTCCATCTTCATTCTCCTTCCGCTCTCGCGGGGTTAGTAAGCCAGGTAGTGCGCGGGCTTCTTGCCGCTGGTAACGTTCTCGATGATGGCGTCCAGCTCGGCGCGGTTCTGTCTGACAAACTCGCGCTTTGACAGGCGAGAGCCACGCCACCAGTTGTAAAGCCCTTCATCGTTGTCAATCCACTGTTCACGTTCTTGATTGTTCATCGTCCTATTCCTTTGCTCTTGAGGTTGTGTATTCGGTTTCTCGTTGCTCAATCTCTATCGTCAATATTACTCCATGATCTTTAGCAAGTCAATGGGGAAAATATAATTTCTTTTAGTATCTTGTAGGCCCAAGATATAGCTAATAAATCTCTAGGTATTGTGGTTTTCAGTTGACAATATACAAGGCGCATGTTTACAATCCAGGCAAGAAAGGCGCGAATCATGGATGATGACCGCACGACGTGCAAATTATGCGGGGGACCGTATCGGGGCGATAAGGGGCGGACCAAGGTCAACGACCCACTCTATATGGTATATGTTCGCGGCTGGGGCTGGATTTGCTTCGATTGTCTACTGGGTATGTCCTGGATACCCACAACGCGCCGCCGGCAAATGTGGTACGTGGAGAATGTCGTAGGGGATACGGGGCAGAACACGCCGAAAAACCGCAAGCGCCGAAGCCGAGCAAAGAAAAATCTAGCGGGCTAGACGGAATGGTGACAGAAATTACCACGATTTGCGGCCTTTATTAGATATAGGTACACGATGATAGAACTTCCAGGCACATCATGCGAACAAAGCCAGCTACGCACGGCACTTATCCGCGTTCCTGAACGTCATCGGGAGGACGCGGTGCAAGAGGCCTGGCTCGCGTACCTGACGAGCCGGACCGCCGGCAGCAAGTATCCGGCGCGGGCAGCTACTCACGCGATAGTCAGATTCTCCAAACGTGAGAAACGATGGGAGCGCGGACAACCCGACGATTACGCCCAGACCGTGATTAGTCAGATGGACCCGCTCGAAGCTGAGAAGGTGGACGAGGTCAGCGGCAGCGAGAGGAACCGGGCGCGCCGGGCCGTCGAAGAGAACAAACGCCAGCACCGCAAGAGGCAGAGATGCACCAAGATCCGAGACAGGGCGGCAAACTCGCCGGTAGCAGAAGGCGAATGGGACAACGCCGTCCGGGCCGTCGAGGACGCCGCCGACCTAGCTGATACCCCGGCCTGAGACCCGGCCGCGCTCGAGATCGTAGCTCCTGGGGCAGCGTAGAGCACCAAAATCAGGCAAAATGCCCCGAAATGGGCAAAACTGGCCAGTAGAGCACCAAAATGACACCAAGCCAAGGCCCCGCGTAAGGGCCTGTAAAGCGGCTGGATAAGTGGTAAAGATCGTACAAGATTAGGCTGCGAGAGTCACAATGCAAGGTCGAGCCAACACCTGGGAAGCGACAGAACACCAGGAAGCGGCTGTAAGGTACGCCCAAGAATATGATTACAAGTATAGCGTACCTGAACTTTGCGAATCTGTGGGAATTGCCAAGCAGTCTTACTATAGCTGGTTCAAGACTCCTGAGTTCCTAACGTGGTGGCTGGGTGAGTCGGCAAGATGGCGCGCGTTGAAGCTGCCGGAAGTTCACAAAGTCATTGCAGAACAAGCACTTGCGAAGTCGAAGCCCGGCGACGCTCGCTATGACATGAAGGCCGTCGAACTGTACCTCCAGCGGTTCGATGAGGGCTTCGTCCCGCGATCCCGCCAGGACAACCACAATACGCTGGATATCACGGCCGAGCTGTCCGACGCCGACGCCACAAGGCGGATCGAGGCGATGATCCTCCAGCTCGCCCCGGCCGAGCAGCAGGCGCTGCCAGCGCCCGCCGACGTGATCGACACGACCTGTACACCCGCCACAAGCCCAATAGAGCTCGCCCTGCATGCGGAGAGCGACGATCCGGCCCAGGTTGAGGGATTGGAGGAGCTGGCGCGATGATTGACGGTGGCGAGACTGTGATGATCGTGCTGGCTGTCCTGCTCGTGCTTGTGCATAGATGACAACCTTCGCGCAGTCCGACGTTCGTCCGTAGTGGCGCAAGATTGCCCGATGCCCTTGTGCGGCAAGGGGTTAGGTGCAATGCAGCGTATTGGGCGACGCCAGGACAGGCCTAGGTGACAGCAGCGCGGGGCTGGACAGATCGCGACGCCCAGGCCCGCGTCGACCCCCGGTATACGCCGCCCCTGCCGGTCGATCGCGCGGCCGCAACCGCGAGCCGGAGTCCAGTGTACTCTCGCCGCATTGCTCTTAGCTTCTGACTCTCTGTTAACTTGGGTAATCTCCATGAATCCATCGCAGTTTGTCAAGGACGAGTGCTGCAACTTGAACGATGGTGTGTGCCTGACCAACGAGAAGCCGTGTCTGGTCTTGGTTGGCAAGAGGTGCGACTACTTCGAGACGGCGGTACTGCCTATTGCTCAACAGCCAAGCCCCAAGAGCGACCCTGACCTACAATCGCGGCGCGCTGAGGCGGTTGCTGAGTATGCGTGGAAGCACAAGGCTGGAAACGGATCATCGAGTCCTTGTCCTGACTGTGGCGGCGCGAAGCCCAAGGGCCATCGGTACTGCGAGTCTTGCGCTCGGAAAAGGCGAAAAAGCAGCTTCCGGCGCACCCGCGAGACTAAGGCCGTCCGGCGCGCAACAGTTGAGGCATAAAAACACGCATAGTTTCCTAGGAAATTCGCGTGTCTTTTCTTGAACTGGTGTATTGATACGGACCCCCTAGAAACGGCCTCAACAACTGTTGCGCAGAGCGTCCTAGCGTGTAGGGTGGATGTTGGCTAGTATCTCTCGCCTTACTGCTCACGGATAACGGAGTGCTGTTAAGATGGATAAGCGCACAAGGGAAGCAGTTGAACGGATGATGATATTGCCATGTCCCTTCTGTGGCGCAGAAGTGAAGCCCGAACCCTATGGTACCTACGCCAAATGGCGAATCCATTGTTTTGCTTGTGGCGTTCATTTCGATCTAGCAAACGATCTTCCGGCCTCAATCAGCAAGTGGAATCGCCGTACCGATCTGAGCACTGGCCGCATTGAGTTGTTCGTGGCAAGTATGGTTGTCGCCGGCGGCGCTGTTCTAGGCGATCCTGCGTCTTGGTTAAGCAGGTACGAGTTGGCGCAGATAAGACGCCTACCCCTTGGAGGTACGGATGCCCGACCGGAACTGTGAAACGTGTTATGCCAAAGGAAGTCGCGTGGGGGACTTTGATGGATGTTGACACAAGCCCAAGTGCCTTGACTGTACGACGAATGGCTACAAGTCCTACTGGACGCCAAAGATTGAGAAGCCAAAGTCCCCGATGGTACTTGTCCCGCTTGGTGTGACATGTGCGGGAATTGGACGAGGCAGAAGTGATTTACCTTAGGGCTTAGACCTGGGCCGGATTAGAAGCCGGGTTCTTGCGTTTATGGCACCGGACACACGCGCCTGCCGAAAGACCCAGGACCAAAATCTGGTGCAGTTGGCGGTAGCTCAGTTGGTAGAGCCTTGGCATCCACTGTGCCTTCGGGCCCGTAGGATGCGTGTCGTGGGTTCGAGTCCCACCCGCCAGTTTACTTTGGGGGTTGAAGGAATCGCTGATGAGGTTCACGGCCACGGAGCAGCGGCGCAGCACCCGCCTGGCGAAACTACGGTTGATGGCGTGCGACTGGTGAACTTACCTATAACACTGCCGCCGTTATTATAGCAAATGGCGAGTTGGTAAAATAACGATACCTGACGCAATCGCCACATGGAACTGCCGCACGCCTTCGGGGGCTGTAGAGGTCAAGGATGGATAGGAACTGCGAAACGTGTGGCCTCAATCCCCGCGACCTCGGACGCTGCTGTGAACATTACGATGTTGGCTGTACTGGCCGGTACGCGAAGTCCTACTGGAAGTCCAAGCCTGACGTAAAGCCTGTTGACGCTCTGGACATAGACCCAGTGCCGCCGCAGTCAGAACTAACGCTTCGTGAGACTAACATCTACTTCCGTGGCTGTCAGCTCTGGATTGACTCGGACAAAGGCGAGTCGTTGGTTCGTCGGTTCGAGGCCCATATGAAGCGGATGATGGCAAGAGACATGGCGTAAGCTATGGACGATCTTAGTATTCGCGCGCAGCAGAACCTTCACACTGGCACGGCTGGCGCAATGGGCGCGGCCCAGAAGCACCTCGCCGACATGCGTGCGATTGCTGCCAAGTTCTTGAAGGTGGAGTTGCCCAAGTAGACCCCCATACTCCCCGCCCCCTAGTTGTTCTGAATCGCCCCCGGCTTTCCTAATGCTTCCCTGCCGCCTCTGATTCTATGAGCAAAGGTTCCAGACGACGCCCGATGCAGATTCCGCGCGACCAGTTGGACGCAAACTGGGCGCTGGTGTTTGGGAATAAACAAGCCGCCCCAAAGGTTTCTGATTCTGAGACTGACTGTGAGCGCTGCAACGGTGCTGGTTGGCTCTGGCGACACGAGATTGATCCAGACGGCCATCACGAATCGGCTATGGCGGGATACTCAGACGATACGCAGTACAGTTGCCCAGATTGCCACGGCAGCGGCAAACAAGTCGTCATTACCCGCGACTTCATGGGCCTAGGAAGCCTTGTAGTAAACCCCTGATTCTATGAAATCCGATACTCTCGCCTCAAGACTCTGGCATACCATTCGCGGCAGCAAGGCCAAAATCCTTGACATGCGCCTGATGGTGATGAAAGCGAGGCCGGCCGATCGCGCCGCCCTGATGCAGACGTTCTCGCAGGGCGCGGATGGCCTGCTGTGCTGGTTGAACTTGTGCGGCTGGGTGTTCGAGCCTCGCAACCGTGAGCGGAAGTTACCCTTCATTACCTGGCCGATTCAGGACAGGGCCGCTGTTGGACTACACCGCGCAATCGGCGTGGGCAACGACGTGGCAATCGACAAGTCCCGCGACATGGGCGCGTCGTGGCTGTGTCTGTCGGTCATGGACTGGTTCTGGCTGTTCGAGCGCGAGAGCCTGTTCAAGTTGGTCAGCCGAAACGAAGATTTGGTGGACAAGCCAGCCGACCCTGACACGTTGTTCTGGAAGTTGGACTTCCTGAACAACAATCTGCCGTCGTGGATGCAGCCGGGTGCCAAGGCTGGAAAAGATCGAACGCACATGCGACTGGTCAACCCCCGGAACGGGTCGATATTCACCGGCGAGTCCACGAATCAGGATGTAGGCAAGGGCGGTCGCCAACGCGCTATCCTGCTGGACGAGTTCGGGGCGGTGCTGAATGGAGGTGCGATTCTTTCCGCGACCAGCGATACCGCTCCATGCCGTATCTTCAACTCGACACCGAACGGATGGGGCAGTTTCGACGACAAGAAACAGTTGCGCGGCAACGCCTTTGCCGCCATACGATTCTCCAATGCCGTGCAGATTATTTCCCTTCCGTGGTGGGAACACCCCGAAAAGGGCAAAGGCGCACACTTGGCACCCGACGCCAACGGCAAGATGAAGTGGACCTCGCCGTGGTACGAGAAAGAATGTGTCCGTCGCGCATCGCGTCGAGAGATTGCCGAAAACTTGGATATGGACTACTTGGGTTCTGGGTCCATGTTCTTCGATTCCGAAGTACTGACCAGGATTCGTGCCGCCTGCCGTCCTGCCGACAAACTGGGCGAATTGCGGTTTGACGTGCGAACCTACGTCGAGGGCCAGTCCTACCGCGTCGAGAAGATTCGCTTCGAGGAAACTGACCGGGGCCATTTGCAGTTGTGGTGTCCGTTGGCGCTTGACGACAAGGGCGAACTTCGTCCGCCCCAGGACCATACCTACGTCGGCTTCTGCGACATTTCCGCCGGCAACGGGGCGTCCAACAGTCGAATCACGATCTGCGACGTGGACCTGCGGGCATCGGTTGGCGCGTTCACCTGCCCCAATACGTCGCCAGAGCAGTTGGCGCGGACGGCTGTGGCCTTGTGCAAGTGGTTCCGTGGGCAGACCGGCTTCGTCTATCTCGGCTGGGAAGCGAACTTCGATGGCGGTCCGTTCGGCCGCGAGGTGCTGCGGCTGGGCTACTACTACGTGCTGGGCAACTCCAACCCGGCCTACGCCTGGAACCCCACCGATGGCAAGGTGGGCTGGTATTCAGGCCGCGAGAAGAAACGATACTTGCTGACCGATCTTCGTTCGGCCTGGGCGCGGGGTGAGTTGAACACGTTCGATTCCGCGACGGTGGACGAGGCGGGCCAGTACACGACTTATTCAGGCGGCGGGATCGGGCCTTCAGGTCTGACCGAGGAAGATCAAGGCGCTCGGGCGGCACACGGCGACCGCGTGATTGCCGAGGCGGGCTGCGTGATGATGCTCCGCGAGCAGGTTAAGTCCAGGCCGCCAGAGAAGGCGATTCCCAAGGGTTCCCCGGCCGCTCGTAAGCGGTGGTGGAGGCGGGAAAAGGCGAAGTCGCAAGAAGAAACATGGTAGGGGGCTGAAAGGACGCGAAATGCCTGAATGGTTCCCGATTGTTCTAACTGTTTACATGGTTGTGGCCCTCCTTGCTGGTTTGTGCGACCTGTTTGAGCATCGCAGTTTGCGGAAACAAAACGCCCTGCATCAACGTCGCGCAGAAGTCCACTGGAAACTGCTTGTGGGCCACGCGAAATCAATCAAGGCTTCGCGTGACGCTGCGATTGATGACCGCAAGAACGTCCACGCGCACATCTACGCCGTGGCGCAAAGACTTATCGAGGCCGAGAACAAGCGGTACGCCAAGGTCGCCGACGACGTGAATGAACTCCGCAAGAGTGTTGGCGCTGCCGACATCAAACTTGACGCCGACAAACTCAACATCAACGCCCTTCGCCAGTCAGTCTGCGGGCTGGCTGGCAAGCACGAGTGGGTAGAGCGTGGGCGCGCCAATTGTCTTGGCACAGGCTACGCCGTGTTGCAGATATGCAGCTTGTGCGGGGCGCAGCGAACAATCCGCCAGAACGACAAGGCTCCTAAGAAGGCGAAGAAGCATGGCCGCTAAACTCCCCGTGATCTGGGTTGTCGTCCACTACTTCGCACCCGAACACAAGGCGACGGCCGACAAACTGGGCGGCATCGTCGGCGCGAATCAGGTCAACTACGACGAGTCGAAGAAGTCGCAGCCGTTCATCGGGCACCTGATGATTCACGCTTCGTCTGTGGTGAACGGGATTCGCGTCACGGTCGATCGCGCCGTGTTGCTGGCCGATCTGGAGTCGTGCGCAAACTGGCTTTCTTATGGCGAGGCGCTAAGAAAACTTATCTGCGCCGGCCTGGCCGACCCCGTGATTGCGAACTGGCAGCGCCAACTAGCGGCGCGGATGGCGAACTGATGGAACATTGGTTTAACGCCTGGGGATTCGGCTGGTGCATTGCGATTACCGTATACGTACTGTTGTGGCTGATCCTCTGCATCCGTGCCCTTCGTCGAGAAAAGGCAAACTACTGGTTCCTGTGCCTTGGTGGACCCGACGTTGCAAGATATTGTGGACAGTGGCACTATCTCCGGCCGCGCGATCTTGGCCCTGACTATGACTACGTAGTTGAACCGGGGTGCGCACCAAGGACGGCGAACTGATGGACGGGCTTCTGGAGTTGATTCGGGCGCGACGCGAGAAGGCGTTGCTGTCAATCTGGCGAAACTGCCTGCCGCAATTAGGGAACCAACGTCCCGACAACACGCTCACTCCGTTCGGCGACTTCGCGGAGCAGGACAGTGTTCGCTGTTTGCGAACTGCGAACGTCGCCGTGCAGAAACATGGCACACGCTGAAATCTGCCCGGTATGCAAGGGGCAAGCGATTCCGGGTAGCACCTGCACTGGCTGTGGCGGGAAGGGCTGGGTGACGGTACAGGATGCTCCGACCGCGCCTTACTGGCCACCGCCACAACAACCCTATTGGAATCCACCGCAGCAGCCGACGCCGTTGATTCCGTACAATCCGAATCCTCCGTGGTGGCCCATAATCATCTGTTGAGCAAGCCGGGGGGCTTGTAAATCATGGCTGAAATAGCCGCACCCAATATCAAGACTTCCAAGAACGACTCCGCCGTGCGCCTATCGCGGGCGATGCAGTCGGCACAGAAGAAGATTGCGCCCTTCCAAGAGAAGCGCATCGAGCAGGTGCGCCAGTTCGCGGGCCGAAACCACGGCGCGAATAAAGGTGCCCGCGATTTGCTGAATCTGCCGCTGTCCCTGGTCACGACCCTGCTTCCGCACCTGACGCTGGAACCGCGAGCGATGATCGTGCCGGTGTTCCCCGAGCGCGCTTCGTTCGCTGATAAGTTTGAATTGACCCTGAACCGCCGCCTGTCGCACATGGACATCGGCACGAGTTTCCGACTGGCCATCATCGACTCGATGTTCGGCCCCGGCATCCTCAAGACCGGGCTGGGCGAATCGGAGGCGGGCGAGTTCCGCGAGGCCGAGAACTACCGCCACGATCCCGGCCGCCCGTTCTGCGACCGCGTGGACTTCGAC